TAAAAGAGGTTAAAAGAGTAATGAAAAATAACGGGCTGATTAGGTTAGCCAACTGGAAGCGGCACAATGATTTAAAACACGTAGAAAAAAAAGAGCAAGACGGTTGGTTTTACAACGACCTAAAACAAACAGGCGAAATGTTTAGTAAAGTTGGTTTACACTGGACAGACTTCGACCCTGCAAATAGAGATACCTTAGCAATAATTACACATGAATAAATATTCACAAAACGGCGAGGACGGAATACTTCAAGATGTATTCCAAAAGTTAAACATCACAAACGGCAAATGCTGTGAGTTTGGAAGCCATGACGGTTATTTTTGTTCAAATACAAGGTTATTAGTTGAGCAAGGCTGGCAAGGTGTTTTCATGGATGCTATACATGGTGATTTTATTACACCTGAAAATGTAAACGACAAAGTACCACAGGATTTGGATTTGTTAAGCATAGACATTGATGGTAACGACCATGCAGTTTGGTTAGCTTATAACGGAAACGCTAAAGTAGTGGTAATAGAAATCAACAGTAGCTTAGACCCTGAAAAGGATTTTTTCAGCAAAGATAAAGGCTGCAATTTTTCCTTAATGAATAAGCTGGCAGAAACTAAAGGTTACTTTTTACTATGCCACACAGGGAATTGTATCTATATCAAAAACGAATACAAAAAGTTATTCAATCCAAATACAACATTTAACAGGTCATGGTTACAAGTTTAAGCATAGGAACAGGCGGTCTTGGAAGATATGGGAATCAATTATTTACCATTGCAGGTGTAATAGGGTTAGCCACGAAGAACGGTTTGCCTTTTGCATTTCCGCAATGGAAAAATTTTGATAACGCTTTATTTGGCGGTGAAGTAACAGACTATGAACAATACTTTGTAAATCCTTTGCCAAGAATACCTGAAGGTTTAGAATGGACTAAAATAGATTACTTTTGGGGTTACCAAGATTTAAAACTACATGACAGGAACTGGGATATTTTCGCACACTTACAATCTCCTAAATACTTTGAACATTGTTTAGATTTAGTTCGTTTCTATTTCACAATGAAAGATGAACCACCGCAAAATGATTGGGTTGCTATTCATTATCGTGCAGGAGATTACACAGAGGGCGGTTATCATCCACGATGTTCAAAAGAGTATTACAGGGAGGCTATTAAATTAATGCCCGCTAATTCTAAATACGTTGTTTTCACCGATGACATAGAAGATGCGAAAAATAAGATTGAATTGAATTGTGAGTATGTAAGCGGTCATTATTTGGAAGATTTTAAACTAATGAAGCGGTGCAGAAATTTCATCATTGCCAACAGTTCATTTAGTGCAATGGCTGCTAAGGTGTAGATTTAGAAACTAAAGACATTTATCACGAAAACTGGATAAAACTATGAACCTACTATTCTCAATCCATTTATACTATCCTAAACATTCAGCAGGTGCAGAAAGCTATGTTCGCAGTATGGCAAAGGAAATGATTGCAAGAGGGCACGAAGTTAAAATAATACTGCACCAAGCAAATCAACACAAGATAACTGAAATGTCTGATTTCGAAGGTGTGATGGTATTCCCTCCCGACCCTTATAGTATAGAAAAGTTATTTGATTGGGCTGATGTGGTTTTATCTCATTTAGACTATAACAAATGGACTTCATGGGAATGTGCAAAGAGGAATAAAAAGTTTGTCCATATTGTTCACAACGATATTCCTTATCCGTCTGTAAGTGATAGCCCCTGCCCTGTTAAAGTAATTTACAACGCTGAATGGTGTAAAAAGAATTTAAACTATACATGGCCTTCGATTACTTTTCCGCCTCCAGTTAATACCGATACCATAGCACCCAACAGGCAAAAGAAATACATTGCAATGGTTAACCTCAATCACAACAAAGGGGCTTCACATTTTTACTCTATTGCTAAGAAGATGCCTGACTATGAATTTTTAGCTATTAAAGGAAGTTATGATAATCAAATACTAACCACTTTACCGAATGTTAAGACCGTACCACCGACCCCGTACATAAGAGAGTATTACAAAGATGTTGCTGTGATATGTATGCTATCACATTATGAGTCGTGGGGCTTAGTCGCAACCGAAGCTATGTTAAACGGCATACCAGTAATTGCAAACCCTACGGAAGGGCTAAAAGAGAATTTAGGAAGTGCAGGGATATTCATGGACAGAAAAGATACCGCAGGGATAGCAAAAGAGTTGAGGAAGTTAATGACTGATGATGAATATTATAATAAGTGGTCAAAGAAAGGACTTAAAAGAGCAAAGGAATTAGCCCCTAAATGGGATGAGTTAGAGCAGTTTTTATTAAAATAAAGTAGCATTCTTTTTATTTATACTGCCCTGTTATTCTTAACGGGGCTTTTTTATGAGTTGACAAAACTAAAATCTACCCTTTGCCTTAGTAGTAATTTTAGGCATGAACGAAATTTGGGAACTTAAAGTAACAGACGGCAGCGAGCCTGTTTCCCTTCAAACGGCTAAAGATTGGCTACGTGTAACATCGGAAGATGATGATACTATCATTTCAGACTTAATCACCGTAGCAAGAAAGAAAATAGAAAGATACGCAACCCGTTCTTTAGTGAATAAAACCATTGTTTTAACAGGTTTAATTGAGGAATATTTTTTATTACCCTACTCTCCTATTAATGCAGTTTCACAAGTTCGAGTTTTACAAGGTCAAGATACAGGAACAGGCGAAAACGACTGGGAAACTTTAGATGCAGACGAATATCAGTTAGTGGGTTACTTTCAGAAGCATTTTAAGCCGTCTTATTGGGGGACTTATGAAATTACCTATACAACATTGGGCGATACGGATAACGGGCTTCTTACGGACTTAAAACGGGTTTTATTGTGGTTGTATGAAAACCGTGGAGATGATTCAGACAGTATGCCGATGGAGTTAATGAGCAATGCAAAATATCTAAAAGATTTATCTTATTTATAATGGGAGTTGGCGTAGCAAGAAAAGTTAATATAGTTGTGGCTTCCTATTCAACGGGTGTTGATGGTGTAGAACCGCAATCAACACAAATTGGACAAGTGTGGGCGCAAATAAACACTATTAGCCAAACGAAGTCTTTTGATGCGAATAAAGCAGCTTTTAAAACCTCTTATGAGTTTTTAATACGGTATGATTCAGCGTTGGATATTTCAATAAGGGCAATGATTGAGTATAACAATCGGACATACATAATTCAAAGTATAGATAGAGTTGATAGAGTAAGAGCAGAAGATAAGTTTGCAAGTCAGTTACAGAATAACCCAGAGGGGAAATATTGGCGAATAGTAGCAACCTCACAAGATATAAGTTAATGTCAAGTGCAATAAGTTTTAAAGTAACAGGATTGGATAAGCTGATAAAGGCTTGTGATAATTTCCCTGTAACCTTAGCCAAAGACATAGATGCAGAAATTGAAGATACCTGTGAAAACGTAATCGCCAAAGCTAAACAACGTGCGCCTAAAGACTTTGGAGCGTTGCAGCAAATGACTAATTATAAAAAAGAAGCCAACGGCAATTTTGTAATGTTTTCTAATGCAAGATATGCGCCATTTGTTGAGTTTGGTACAAGAGGGAAAGTAAGAGTGCCGCCTGAATTAAGTTCTTATGCTCAACAGTTTAAGGGCATGAAGTGGGGTGATTATTACGACTTTTTAAATTCTATTTTGGACTGGGTAAAAAGAAAAGGATTAGCACGAATTACCAATTCTTATACTGGCAGAAGCAGAACAAAGAAAGCTGATTTGTTGATGGTGGCAAATGCGGTGGCATGGTCAATTTTAAAGAAAGGTATTAAACCTCAACCGTTCTTTTTTAATAGTTGGTTTGAGGAAAGACCAAAATTAGGGCAAAGAATTAAAAACATACTTAAAAACAGAGGCTTTCGATGAAAGACGGCATAAAATTTATACGGGATTCTTATTTTGACCTTTTACAAGGTGCTGTGAGTTACAACGGTACTATTATTCCCGTTTACGATGAGGAAGCAGACGAAACAGGTTCAGACTTTTATATTATAGTTTCTTCTTTAACCGATGCAAATATAGCCGTAAAAACAAAGTTCCACAATGAAATAACAATACTGATTGATGTGGTTACAACTTTCAATACAAAGATGTACAGCAACAGCGACCCGCAACCAAAGATGAAAGAGGTTTGTGATGTGATTACAGGCAAGATTTTAAACTTAGTGAAACCCACAAGAGATACAACAGGAATAGCAGACGATTCAGATTTTCAGGTAGTGGATGTGAAAAAGGAAAGTTCACAGCATTTCCCTGTTTTAGATACCGATACTAAGAAAATAATCAGAAGGCTCACAAGGTTTTCACAGATAGTAATAGAAAAGTAAGTTGACAGAATAAGGAACAAAGGAACGATTAAACAATATTTTTGATAATAAAAATTAAACAATGGCAGCTATTTTAGGTTCATCCGTTACATTACAATTACGTGAAAGTGGAACTACTGGTTCTTACTTGAACGTGGTTTGTGAAACATCATCTTCTTACGATGGTACGGCTTCAGTTACAACCACAGTTAC